ATCGACGCCAAAGGCGTGGGTGCCGTCGTCAACTCTTCCGGTACTCCAATCGGAGAGAAGCGGTGTTCGGTTTCGATGACGAAACGGAATTCCCGCTACCACGGTGAAGTCCGGCTTTCTTTGCCGGTCGTGGTGACAGAGACCATCAATGGTGTCGCGTCACCCGTTGTTGTCCGCACAGCGTTCGTTACGCTCACTGCGGTCTTTGACGAGAAGTCCACCGAACAGGAGCGCACAGATGCTATTGGACTGATGTCCTCGGCACTGGGCACTTCGAAGGTGCTCGTCAATGATGCCCTCGTTAAACTCGAGGGTGTTTACTGATGCTAGCCACTGTGGCTGTACTCAGTATTCTGGGTATAGGGACCGCGACTATTGCCGCGACCTTGTACGTCTCTGCCGGATGCTTTTTGGTATTCGGCGATACGCTGTTCTCCCTTGTGGGGGTGAGCTGCCCAATAGCCTGGTAATTCTGCCAGACTAAAATCAACAACTTCACATAGCGAGGTAATAACCCGTGAAACATCGAAAACGAGAACGTTTCGATACTCCTCTATCGCATTATTCGGCATTCCGTGAGCTCTTTACTGAGCTCTTGGACAAGGACGATTCGTTTAAGGCTTCTTATCTGAAGTCTGAATATGAGTCGAAATTGCTCGATCCGCTAGTTGCGGATTCGCCGGAGAATCGACGCTCGAAAGCCATTGATAAATGGCTGGCGAGTGAGGAACTAAACCGGAAGACTAGCGTTCGGCTCTTACATCACTCCGATGAAGACTTTCTCTTTCTGATCGATGATCACTGGCCCGCTTACATTACGGATGTATTATCCGTAGCAAGGCGGTTCATATCAGAGACATTAGGAGAGACCATTCCTTGGGACGAGCTTTCTGGCTCGTTTAGTGGTGGCGCCTCCACATCGATACGGCGTGGAACCGGAACTATCGCCCGAAAGTACCAAGAGGGTACCGACATTACAGAAGATGCTATCATGCATTTCCTGCGTCTGACAAAATCGGACGTGTGGGCCCCACGAGACTTTAAGCTCGTACAGGGTAACGTGATGTTTACTGTTCCCAAAACTTCCCAAATTGATCGGTGCGCCGCTAAGGAGCCCGATTACAACATGTTTGTGCAAAAGGCGATCGGGGACTATTTCCGCAACCGTCTTAAGCGCAAGGGAATCAACCTCAACGACCAGACGCTTAATCAGCGTTTGGCCAGGCAGGGTTCGCTATATAACGATTTAGCGACCATTGACCTGTCGTCTGCTTCGGATTCTATATCCACGCAGCTTGTGTTGTTGTTGCTACCCGAAGAGTGGTTTAACCTTCTCGACGACGTGCGGAGTAAGATCACCTTTATAGATGGTCAACCGCATGTTAACTTTATGTTTTCGTCGATGGGTAATGCATTCACGTTCGAATTGGAGTCCTTGATATTCTGGGCTCTGACTAGAGCGTGCGCATTTCT